AAAAAAACATTTTCTTCCACGGTGCGGACTAAGACGAAAGACGCGAGCGCTGATCCGAACGTGCCGCCAAGCAAGTTTCTGGTGGTGATTCCGAATCTCACGCAGGCGCAGTGCTTGCAGAAAGCGCAACAACTGGCGCTGGATTATTCGCAGCATGAGCGCAACGTGACGGCGTCTTTTCCGTCGCTTGGGCTGATGACGCCGAATACCGTGATCCCGCTCAGCGGCACGGGCACCGATTACGATATGACCTATTACCCGCAAAGCGTGACGTATAGCGTGGATTTCGACGGCGGCGCGAGCACGGTCATTCAGGCGAAATTTTCATCCGACCTGTATCTGTACGACGACGATACGGGCGAGCAAGTAGGGCAAAACCCAACACTTTAGGACTCAGCATGCGATTAACTGCAGCGCAACGCCGCGAGGTTCAATCCATCGTGGCGCTGATGGGCGCCAACCGCCGCGGCATCATCACCAGCTACCAACCGGCGCCGCCCATGGTGAAGGTGCAGATTATGCCAGCGCCGCCAGCGAGTGACGGCCCGCCGCCAGAAACCGGCTGGATACCATATAAATCCTGGGCGACCGGGCTGGGCGGCAGTGGCTGGTGCGTTGTGGCGCCGCCGCAGGCCGGGCAGCAAGTGTTGCTGATCTGCGAGGAAGCGGACGGCGAGAATTACACGGCGTGGGGCGGTTATTATTCCGATGCCGATCCGGCGCCGCAAGGTGCGCAGTCCGGCGAGATTTTGATGCAGCACCAGAGCGGGGCGCAGTTCTATTTGCAAGCGGACGGCACGATTGTGCTTGCGGCGGCAACGGTAATCGTGAATGGTGATTTGGCCGTGAGCGGTACGATCTCCGCGGCCGATGTGACGGTGGCCGACAACATCAGTTCCAAAAATCACGAACACACAAGCGAATCACCTGGCACGCCGACCAGCGCGCCGATTGCAGGAACATAATGGGCGATATTTCGCATTCGTTTGGGCAAGACATTGATTTGTCTGCTGGTGGGGATTTTCTCTACGTGGCGGATGAAACGCAGCAACACGCCATCAAGCGGTTGCTGACGGCGGCCGGTGCGGATTTATGGGCGCAAACCTATGGTGCGGGGCTGGGGCAATTTGTTGGGCAGCCCGTGAACCTTGCTGCGATCAGCAACGCCATTCTCTCGCAGATTTACCAGGAAGCGAGCGTTGCGCAGATTCCGGCGCCGACGATCACTGTCAGCCAGCAAAGTACGGTTGTCACCGTGAATATCAACTACGCGGACGCGACCACGGGCCAGACGCAAGCGCTTTCCTTCAATATCGGGAACTGAAATGCAACTTACGCTTCTGACGTTTGACCAGGTTGTTGCGATGATGGTGGCCGCGATTCAGGGTGCCGCGTCCGCCGGCGGACTGACGATCTCCATGAACCAGGGCTCGGCCATGCTTGCCTTCGTGCGGGCGATTGCGGGCGTGTATCTCTGGCTGCAATGGCTGATTGTGCAGGTTCTTGCGGCGGCGAACCTGATGACGGCAACCGGCGCGGATGTGGATTCCTTCTGCGCGCAATTCGGCTGCCCACGGCTGGCGGGCGTTGCTGCATCCGGGCAAGTGACGTTTTCGCGCTACATTGCCACATCGGCGGCCTATGTGCCGGTGGGCGCGACGGTAAAGACAACTGATGGCTCACAGAGCTTTACGATCCTCGCCGATTCGACCAATGCGGCTTGGCAGGCAGCGAGCAGCAGCTATCCGAACGGGTCATTCCTTATCCCGGCCGGGACATCAAGCATCACCGTAACCTGCCAGAACACCGCCGTTGGAGTGGCGGGAAATATCATTGCCGGCGCGATCGGGCTTGTGGCGAGCGTGATTCCAGGTGTGGACACGGTAACGAATGCCGTGGCCTTCACGAATGGCGTGGATGCAGAGACGGACGCTGGCTATAAAGCCCGGTTCGGCTTGTTCCTGCCGGCGCTGGCGAAGGGCACGCCGATCGCGCTGGAAAGCGCGGTGCTGGGCGTGCAGCAAAACCTGACTTGCGCGGTGCTGAATTGCGTGGCGACGATCGGCGGGCCGACTGCCTACGGTTACGCCGTGATCGCGGTTGATGACGGGTCCGGGGCCACGCCTAGCGCCACGCTGGCGGCGGTGGCTGCGGCTGCAGCGGGAACGTCTATCGTGCCGCTGGGGGCCTCTGTGAGCGTCGTACAGGCCGCGGTGGTTTATGCGAGCGTGGAGCTTACCATTATCTGCGCCTCGGCCGCGGCAAAGGCGGCGGCGCAACCGATCGTGCAAGCCGCCATCTCGGCTTATATCGGGACGTTGGCCGTTGCCACGACGCCGGCTGCCGGGGCGCCGCCTAATGGCGTGCTGGCTTACAACAAGCTGGCGCAGATTGCTTTCGGCGCAACCTCGGCGGTGATGAACATTTCCGCGCTGACATTGAATGGCGGGACCGCGGATATTGGCGGCACGCCGGGAACCGTGGTGCGCATTGCTAGCGTCACGGTGAACTGACATGGCCCTCGGAGACCAAAGCGATTTTACCTCACGTCTGCTGAGGTTGCTACCGACTGGATGGTTTCCTTCCGTTGCACCGAGGCTGAACGCAGCGTTGCAGGGGGCTGCGGCTTCACTCGCCGCCGCGTTTACGATGCTGTCATTCGTGAAGGCGCAGTCACGCATCCAGACCGCAAGTGGATCGTTTCTTGACCTAATTTCTCAGGGATATTTTGGCGGCAGCTTACCCCGGCTTCAATACGAGGCAGATGCGGACTATGCGGGGCGCATTGAGTACAATTTGACTGCGCCGCGCGGCACGCGCGACGGCATGACGGCCATGCTGCATCAATTGACCGGCAACTGGCCGCGAATTTTTCAGCCGAACCGGCCTGGCGATGCGATGTGTCTGGCGAGCATTGCAAATCCGAACGCTGCAGGGAGCGGAACCAATCTGTGGAGCAACGGGGGGCTACCCGGTGGTTACTTCAACCAACCCTATGCCAACTTCGGCGCTGTGGGACTCGGTTATAGCGCTTGGGGTTCACTGCTGTTGCCGTGCCAGGTTTTTATTATCATTGCGCCTCCATTGACCGGAATTGCCGTTTACAGCGGATATGATGGGCTTGGTTCCATGGCGTCTCCCGATGCCGGTGGTGACGGCGGCCTGGCGAGTTTGGCAAGTCCGGATGTGGCGGGTGGCGGCGTTCCAATCGTTAATCCCAACTCGTTGCCGGGCGAGATAACTGAATCCTTCATCTATCAACAAATCTACGATTGGATGCCGGCCGGTTATTCAGCCTGGGTTCTGATCTCATCAACCGTGGAGCTCTTTTAAATGGATCGTGACTTGCTGTACCCCGGCCAGCTTGGGTTGGTTGATAATTTTCTAAACGCCTTCAAGGCGGCGATGGTGTCGGACGGCATGATCGCGGAGTCCATCCTCGGGCAATCGACCCAGCTTGTCGGCTTGGCAGCAACGCCGCTCTCCAACACCACGGTCTCCGGCGCCGCATTCGCGGTTTCCATTGGTAGAGGCGCGATATTCTCATTTCAGGAAACTGACCCGAATGCCTACGGCGTGTTGGGCACCGATACGGCGACAAATATTCTCAAAACCGGGATCAATCTTGCCAGCACCAATGTCGGGCTTACGAATGTTGCGCCGGCGACTGCGGGGCAATCGATCAACTATCTGATATCCGCTCAGTTTCAGGAAGCGGATACGAATTCCGTTGCTTTGCCGTTCTACAATGCAAGCGGGACGCCAACGATAACGACAGAAAATGCCACGCGCACGCAGCGCGTAGTTTTTCAGGTGACCGGTGGATTGCCGGCAACAACCGGATCGCAATTGACGCCGGCCGTGCCAGCCGGGTGTGTGCCGCTCTACGTCGTGACAATTACCAACGGACAAACGGCAGTCGTCAGCGGCGATATTGCGCTCGCGTCCGGCGCCCCATTTATTACAAACCTGGGAACGTTGGCGGCAGAAATCGCCACGCTCACAAGCGAGGTAGCATCTGCGACATCAGGAAGCGCCGCCGCAATGGGCAACTTTAAACAAGCGATATTGATTTTCTCGACGACAACGTTGACGCAGACGCA